GTCGTTGAAGGAGCACCAACGAATATCCCCCACTTCACGCTTAATATGCTCATTTGTCTTCGCCGCAGCATCGACCCCTTCTTCTCCTATTCCATGGCTGGTATAGCCGATATAATATTTGTGACAATATTGGATCCCATTCGAACCCGTGAATACTTCTGTTACGGGATCCATGTTATCAATTGCGACAATCTGCGCGGCCTTAATATTTGTTTCTTCCCACGTCTCGCGGAGGGCGCACGCATGCTCCGTTTCATTCAGATTTTTCCGCCCCTTTGGAAATCCCCATTCAGGAGTTTCAAAGGGAGGGCCAGATTCTTGAAGAATCGTTTCGAGAGAGGGTGTTCCTACACGAAGCGCCTCCAGTTTCGCCCGCCCCTGCTCTTTCTCATGGCGATAGGTATTCTGCCCATCCCTACTCGGCCCCCACAGGTTCTCCCAGAGCTCATCGTAGGGCACAGTCAAGATTTTCTCCCGCTCCGCGCGCGTCATACCTGCGACAGTGTGCCGAATATAGTCAAGATCCGACAATTTGTATTTCCCTCGAATCATCTCAATAAATCCTATACTGTCCTTACGCTGGATGAGAAGATATTCGATACCGGTGTCCGCACCTTCAAATCCAGTCAGGGACGCCTTGTCCGATTGAAGTACGGCAGCCTGATTCCAACCCTTCTTACATCGAAAGAGGATTATTCCATAACTCGTAACAGGCTTCATACAGTGTTTCGATGTATGACCCATTCCTGAACAATTCGTACATGTTATCATTGAAAATAAATTTCCGGATTGTCTATAAAATGGTAACATACTATCCTTACGGACCACTATATGATATACTACATCGCGTTTAGGCATCGTAAAAATGAAATATAAGGTCAATAGAAGGAACAGAATGAGACTTCCGCCTTCTGTATGGGGACCCCTTTTCTGGCATACCATTCATATAACCGCGCTTTCATATCCTGAAAAGCCGACCTATGCACATAAGCGTGCTGCGAAAGACTTTTACGAAAGTCTTGCGCACCTGATTCCTTGCCCGAAATGTAGGGAGCACTATGGTACGCACCTACAGAAGTTTCCGATTTCACCGCACTTGGACCGCCGCGAGGACCTGTTCCGCTGGACAGTCAATGTACATAATGTTGTGAATAAGAGTCTAGACAAGCCAACTATTTCTGAGAAGGAGTCGATTATGTTCTATGCGCGCATTGGGGCGCGAGCGACATCTCCTGTTATCAATCAGGCGGATCTTGATGAGATAGATATGCGGTCGATGGTGAAGGGTGGAATCATCGGCGGCGGTGTAGTGCTCTTTGCGGCATCGCTACTGTGGTGGACAACGAAGGGGGAGAGAGCTTAATTTCCCACATCACTGTAGATGCTCGCCTTTGGAGGTAAGAAGCGGGCCGTGTCCAGAAAAAACACACATAATGAAAAGGTCTACAAGCCCGAAATCTACGAGGGGCTTCAGATTCCTTCCACGGCTGCGAGGCCCGTGGCCTTGAAGGTCCGAGAAGTCGTCGTGGAGCCCGTCATGTCGAATGACGAGATAAAGGCGCGCGAGGGCACCTACTTCACTGACAAGGAGGTCAAAGAGATTTTCGATGAGGATGTTGATGTATATGGTAAGGTGGATGGTGAGAAGAAATTGCTCGCCAGATTCCGGAAGCATGTTCTTCCCAATGACTTGATTAAGACGGGGTGGGAAGCCTATTATCAGACGGCTGCCGCCTCCAGAAATCGGGGCGCCGCCGCGGGGCCGATTAAGGTCAACTCGAACTATTGGAAAAAGAGGAACCCTACGGATATTAATAAGTGGTCGGCCCGTTACATGCAGGATGGAAAACTCTCCAAGATGCGCGTGAACAACAATGTCTTCAGCTCCGTACTCGGCTACTTTGAGCAGACCCCTTTCATGAAGCTGCCCTGCCGCCTCACCTCCTACACGCAGAAGTATTTCCATCAGTATCGGCACGGCATTCCGTTTATCCAGGCCATTGATAAGGCATTCAAAAAGCTCGTTCCGGGTCCTCACGGGAAGCAGCTGGCGGCGGCCTCTGAGAAGCCGATGTACCGCGTAGCCGATACGGCCTTCTCCTCCGTCACCATTAATCGCAACTTTCAGACGGCCCTCCATATGGACGACGGCGATTTCCGCGACGGCTATGGCAATCTCTCCGTCATTGAGCGGGGCAAGTACTCGGGCGGCGCAACACTCTTTCCCCGATTTGGCGTCGGATTCAATGTGCGTACGGGCGACTTTCTGGCCATGGATGTCCATGAATGGCATTGTAACACGGAACTTCACGAATCTGCTGAGGACAAGGCGTTCAATAAGAAGCTGCCGAAGATTCACAATGACGATGCTGCGACGGGGACGATGGGTGGCGAGAAGCCGTTCACACGCATTTCCTTTGTATGCTATTTGCGCGAGAAGATTCGCGGCTGTAAGTCCTCGGAGACGCAGGCGTATTATTCGCGGATACAGTTTCATCCTGAGAAGGGAGATATGAAGGAGCGGGGTAAGACACGGAAAATAAAAGCTGCAAAGTAGGTAAGCAGAGCATGAGTGATTATTCCAGTTTTTATACTACTCCGACGGGTACAGCAGGTGTATCTGTGTTCGGCGCATTATACTATGGTTCACTAAGCGTGTTCGTCATATTTTTAATACTTGTGTTTGTTCACTTCACGGTGTATCCTATTTTTGCATTGACGCCGAATGACCCTGGTATTATTGTTGTCTCAGGTACAAGTGACCGAGAACTGGCTTATACGCTGAATGATGGAAACCCTCCTAAACCCGAAAATGCGCGGAATAAAAATATTAAGAGAACGACGCTCCCTCCTTGTACATATACCTTGGGCGTTGATGTATATATTGACGACACGATTAAAACACAGTATCCTTTACCTATTTTTTATCGGGCGAGGGCTCCTCTTAGTTCGACGGATGCCGCCGCCCCGCGCCCGCTATCAGAGATATACACTGATACAAATATAATCGCCTGGTGTCAGCCAGATACAAAGGAAGTCCAGGTAGCCCTGGTGACGACTACATCCGATGGGACCACTGTCCAGAAATCCATGGATAGGGCCTATGCGCCTCCCAATAAGAAGACATTTCGTCTAACGATTGTGGTCGCGGATTCGTTTGCAGAAGTCTATATAAATGGAGGGCTTTTATCGACAATTAATGCGGCGAATGCGCTAAAGTCAATATCGGAGACGGACTTCTATCCGCCGGTTGTAGAGCACGGGGTGGGCGGTGTTTCTATAGGAAATATGGCGATGTGGCCGAGACTTCTTACATCAAAAGAGATTCGGGCCTATGAATCGGGACCTATGGGAGATCTTACGCCTCCTATTATACCGAGAACCTAGCGTCATGTGCCGGATTAACTAGCCTCAAAGAGGCTAGTTAATCTAGCCTACATGACTACAGTGGTGTTGTAGGCTAAAATAAGTACTCCCCATGGGGGCGTACTTATTTTTAGCACAACACGGTAGGTGAAGATATTCTTATATATCCTTAGATATGGAGGGGGGGGTACTACCATTATTATTAACAGGCCTTGTAGTGGCTTCAATAGTAGTATACTATTTTTCTCCCAAGTATATTCCAAAACTGGATGCGAGTGCTATTGGCCCGTTTGATTTAAACCAGAAACCTCTACAAATCATTGACCGCGCCAAAACCCTGCCTTTTACGAGCGGGAATGCGGGAACATTCTCGGCGTTCGTATATCTAAGTCAGGCGAATCGTACGGCAACCTATTCTTCTTGTAGCGCATTCGCAGGCTCTTCATGCGAAAATGGTGAATACTCGATATGTATGTGTACGACTACTGTGGGCGGAAACACGAACACAACGGATTGTACAAGCTGCGCTCACACGGGCTACAAGCAGGTGTTTAACATCGGGGATGTATTATCTATGGATGTTCTTGTTGCCCCGGATGCGAGTCGCCAGGCCAAGGCTGCGACACAGGTTTTGGTAAAAACCCAGGACTCTGCGCATACTTATATAGAATCTATTGTACTTCCGCCCCTGGATATTCAAAAGTGGACATATGTGACGATTGCCCGAGAGGGACGGCGGCTCGATATATTTTACAATAATACACTGATTTTATCAAAGAGCACGCAATATCCAATTTATCCGATGGGCCCTCTTTCGACGACTACCTCCGGTTCTTCTGGGCTGGAAGGTCAGCTTATTATTGCGAATATGTACAACTATCGGCTTTCGAGTAAAGATGTTGCCGAGAAATACCGGCAGTACGCGGATACGCGTGGGAAGCCCTTCTTTAATGATTCGACGAATCCTATGAGCCTATCTGATATTGGCGGTATTATTCCCAGCTACACGGCGAGCAGCTTTTCGAGCTTGACCTCTTTCATACCCACTATAAATATATGCCCGCCTGAGGGCTGTATTGCGTCGCCGTCTATACAGCCTGCGAATCCTTTATATCAGTGGACGACGCCTTACGCATAAGGTCTCGCGCAACACGCTACAAATAAATGCGCCTTGATGGAGCAGCTATTTTTAGCAGAACACGGTAAATTTAACATAGTACTATAGAAATGGCCGATGCGAGCAACGGCGCATCAAACAGTGGTTCAAGCACCTTTTCTTTTATAAATATTCTGTTTGTAATTGTTGGGGTACTAGTAATATACTATCTGTATCGTTTTCTGCATACATCAGCATACTCGAGTAGTACCGTGATTATTCCCTCACAGCAGGCTGCGATGACCCCTCCGACGACGATTCCCACGTTTCCGAAACCGTATGAGGGCGGTGACTATTCGGTGAATACATGGATATACTTGAACAGTTTGAACACGAACAATAAGCGTAAGCATGTTTTAGAGATTAAGGGTGCGCACTTTTCTACGCTGCTTATTGCTATAGGGTCATTTAAGAACTCGCTTATTGTGCGGACACAGTACACGGACCCTACGGAGGGTTTCGAAAATCCCTTGAGCGATTATACGGGTGCGATTGTGAGTCGGGTGAAATCTGTTATGGCGAATGCGAAGGACGGGTTCCAGAGTGGTTCTGGATCAGGTTCTAGACCCAGTATGGGTTCTGGACCCAGTATGGCTTCTGGAGCCAGTATGGGCTCGAATCCCAGTACAGGATCTGGAATGATCGGCTCCAAGATCCAAAACACAATAGTAAGTACTACAACAGGTAAGTCAGGAGATAAGCCTGGAACACTTAGTACGAGCGCACTAGATGGAATGTTCCTGCCGATGGCATCGGATGATTCGCTTCTGAATGGGACGCCCCTCCAGTGCGACATTCCCGAAATAGATCTCCAGCGCTGGACAATGGTGACTGTTGTTCTTTCGGGTAAGATGATTGATGTGTACATTGATGGAAAACTGAGCCGTTCTTGCGTGACCCCGTCCTACTTTAAAGTGGATCCTACAGCGGATGTGAAGCTGAATA